GGGGGGTGTTGTCGAAAGGGGGCGGGTATCGGTTGACCCGCGGCAAGCCCGGCGGGCGGGGTGAGTGCCCGCCGGGTTGGGGTGCCTATCAGGCGTCGGTCACGATCTTGACGGCGCGGGCGTCCTCGATCATCGCCACACCCAGGAAGGCGGAGGCGATGACCTTGTTGAGCCCGGTGGAGGCGCCGCGCTCAAACTCGATCAGCACGGGCGACACGACCTGCGGGTTGACCGAGGCCCGGAACTGGGACAGGGGGTGCGTCGCCTCAGCGTACCCGAAGGCGCCGCGGCTCCACATACAGCCCGCGCGGTCGGCGCCCGAGTTGGCGGTGGCGACCCGGTTGTTCACCCAGAAGTCCACGTTCAGGAACCGGCCAGCGTAGCCCTTGCCCTTGGCGGCGATCATCTCGGCGGTGGGGGCCGAGAAGGACAGCGCGCCGCCCTCGCCACGGAGGCTGTTCTGGAGGTCGCCCATCTGCTGCCCGTGGAGCATGCAGTACAGCTCGTCCACGTTGTTGGCGCGCATGAGGGTCTGCGTCGCATCGACCACGTCATCGAGGGTCAGGTCAGAGCCGGAGGTGCCGGCGCTGGCGGTGACGCCGGAGAAGAGGCCGACGGTCAGGTCGTTGTGGCGGTTGATGTAGGCCGACACCGCGGAGCCCGCAAGGCGCTCGACGCCGACCGCGCCGCCGAGGGTGCTGATCAGAAGCTCGTCGCTCACCTCAAGCTGAATGGCCTGACGGGCGATGGTCAGCGTGATCTGGCTGCTGTCGAGCGCGGTGTTGCTCACGCCGGTCGCCTCGCCGGGGGCGGTCATCACGAGCGCGTCCCAGCCGGCGAGGGGGATCGCCAGGGTGAGCGAGCCGCGGGCAGCCATCGGGGAGAAGTCCACCAGGGCGGGACTGCCGCGCAGGTTGAGGAGGCTGTTGAGCTTGGTCAGGATCTCAAGCTCAAGAACCGAAGCGACAAGGAAGTTGGACGATGCGGCGAGGATCTCGTTGGCCACAGGGCACCTCGTAGGTGGGGCGTTGGTTGGTTCGACCGGCCTACGCTTTTTTACACGGTGCGACCGTGGGCCTCGGGGTCATCGTAGCACGGCGCCCGATCGACTGCAAGATCAGCGGCGGCCCAGCATGCCGGTGAAGTCGGCGCCGGCCTGCTTGAGCAGTTCGGCCCGATGGGTGGCGTACTCGCCGGGGCTCATGCTGGCAAGCTGGGCGGCGGTCCATCCTCCGGCGGCGGGCGCGGGGCTCGGCGCAGGGGTGGCGCCGGTGTGCAGGCCGGGCAGGGGCGCGGCGGTGCGCTGGGGGGCGATGGGGGCCGCTGGGGCGGGCATGGCCTGGGTGGCGGCCTGCGGGGCGCCGGGCTTGCCGGTGGCGGCCTGGGGGGCGCTGGCGGGGGCAGGGGCGGCCGGGGCGGCGGCGTCGGAGAAGTACGCGCCCAGCGCCTTGGGGCGCGCGGTCGGCTCCGACTTGAGCTTGCCCATGTAGTCCGCGAAGCTGGGGCGCTCGGCGCCTTCTGGGGCCTGCACCTTGTCGTAGAAGTACCGGGCGAGGTCGAGGCCCTCGGGGTCCGTGATCCCCGCTTCGACGCCGACGCGGAACGTCTCATGCTCGGCGGTCGCGGTGGCGAGTTGGGCGCGCAGGGTATCGGCCTCGGCGGCCTTGGCCTCGACCGTGGTGAGGGTTGCCTTGAGGGCGGTGTGGTCGGCCTCAAGCTCCTTGCGGCGGGCGATCTCTTCGTTCAGGCGGGCACGGGGGACCATGTCTTCGGACATCGGGGCTCTCCGATGGTGGGGTGGATCAGGAGGTGGTGCGCTTGGCGGCGCGCTCAAGTCGGCGGATCATGCGGGCGGCCCAGGTGCGGCCGTCGTTGCCACCCCACAGGAGCCACGCTTGGTAACCGGGGCTGTCGACGCCACAGCCGGGGGCGCTCTTGTTGACTTCGTGGCGGGCGAAGAAGCTGGCCATGCGCTTGAGCGTGGACAGGCTAACCGGCTGGCCGTTGGCTAACTGCGCGGCGCGGCGCAGGCCGACGGTTGTGCCGCCCCGGTTTGAGGGTGACTGCTCGGCGCGCAACTCCAAGCCCCGACGTGCGGCGGCCTGGACTGCCTCGGGCGGGGTGACGGTGTCAGCCATCGGCGGGCGGGGCGGTTGGGGGGTCGCTGGGGTCTTCGGCGTCTTCGGTGTCGTCGCTGGCGTTCGGGTCGCTGCCGCGCAGGGCGATCAGGGCGGCCCGGATCTCGGCAGGGGTGGCGCCGTCGTCGATGTCGTCGATGATGTCGTCAAGGTCATCCATCACGCTGTCCGCGCCGGACTGCTCGGGCGCCGGGGCGTTGGTGGGGGCCGGTGTGGCGGTGGGCGCGGGGGTGCGGGCGGCGGCTGCGGCGTTGGCTTCGGCTTGGAGGGCGAGCAGGCGGACGGCGGCGATCTCGACGGGGACGTCGTTGAGGGCGGCGTAGGCTTCGACGGGGCTCATCATGCCCCGATCGAGCAGGGCGAGGACATGCTCGCGGTGTTCCTTGAGTTCGGACGGGGACCGCGGGATCTTGGCGTAGGTGAGAGAGTAGCCGCCCTCCGGGTAGCGGTAGCGGGGCGGGATCGGGTCGCCCGCGGCTTTGGCTTCGGCCTCGATCGCGTCGCTGTGGCGGTTCAGCAGGATCGCGCAGATGCGGATCAACTGCTGATCCGCGTTCTCGAAGATGGGCTGGTAGCGGCGCTGCAACTCGCGCTTGCCTTCGTTGGTGATCGACAGGGCGGCGCCGCTGCGGGCGTTGCCCGACAGGCGTTGGATGTCGCTGGCGGGGATACCGGCGGACTCCATGAGCGCGCTGATCATGTTGGCAAGAACGGTCTCGACCTCCATGATCGAGCCGCCCGGTTCCCACTGGCCCGCGCTGGGTTGGCCCGTGAAGTCGGGCTGATTCGCGATGATCAGGACCGAAGTCGGGTCGCTGGGCACGTACTGGACACGGGGCGCCGAGTCGTCGCCGGACTCCATCTGCACTTTGGCGGCGATGGGCATGCCGCCGATCAGGTACTTCTGCGGCCAGGATGCGTCACCCAAGAGGTGCAGCAGGAAGCCGTTGACGACACCGACGTTGAGCGTGCCGTCCACAAGTTCGATCCAATCGTTCGGGTCGAACAGGCGATCGGCGTTCGGGGCGGCGTGATAGAGGACGTAAGGCAGGATCGGCTTGCCGATGGCGGTGGCGTCCTTACGCAACTCGGGCTGCGTCGGGGTGGCCCGGAAGGGGTAGTCTTCGCCGGTCATGCGCCGGCCGTAGACCTGCTCGGTGATGTCAGCGCCGAGGCCCCAGGTCTGGCCGGTGCCGTTGCCGCTGAGCAAGTAGACCGCGTGAACGGGCTGGGGGCCGCTGAGGTCGTAGAGATCGACGGTCCACACCTTGTCCGCGTTGGCCGCGATGGCGATGCCCTTGGAGCGCAGGAAGTCGGCGCTTCGCTCGCGTAGCTCCTCGATCCGGGCGGGCACGTCGGGGCGGGCCTCGGTGGCGCGGGCGATGACCATGTCGGGGTAGACGTCCCGGAAGATCAGGGCGCCGGCCGGATCCGACGGATCGACGGCGACGTGCTTGAACATCTCGCGCAGACCGAGGCAGTACAGTTGCGTCCGCTGCATGGTGGGCCACAAGGCGGCGCGGCGCAGGCGGGCCGTCAGGGTGCTGAGGTCTTCGGCGGTGGCGCGCGGGTGGTTGATCGTGGGCTCGCCATCGTAGAGCACAGCGAGGGTGCGGCACGTGCTTTTGAAGGGGTTCAGGCTAAGGCTCGGGTCGGCCTGCATGCCGGCGCGCTCGGTGCCCAGGACGGCGCGGGTGCGCTCGGCTAAGAGGCTGGCCCAGTTGCCGTCGAGCATCGACCGGCGGGCGCGGGTGCCGCGGACGCGCGAGTACTCTCCGCCGTCCGGGGGGAGAGGCACGCTGCGGCGCTTGCTGTCGGCGTTGACCTGGGCCTGCTTGATGTCGTCCATGTAGGGGGCTCCGAGCGCGATCTTAGCACGTGGCGGGGGTGAACGCTACCGGAGCCACAGGGCGCGGTAGTGCGGGCCCGTGGCGCCGACGATCACGAGGACGCCGTCTGCCGTGGTCCACGTCGCGGGGGCGCATTGGGTCTGCTCGGCTTGGCAGGAGTGCAGGCTGAGCAGGTCGCCCGCGAGCGGCACGGTTCCGGCGTCGTACTCGGCCCGCGTGAAGGCCTGGAGGTACAGGTCAAGCGGAGGTGGGCCGGCGTATGGCTCGGGGCCGGTGTCGCCGTTGGGGGCGCAGGCGGTCGCGAGCAGAGTGGTGAGGATGGGGGCGATTCGGATGGGCCTCACCGTCAAGGACAGCGCTTTGGCAGCGAGAATGGCGGGGCGAGCGCAGCGGCGGGCGCGGGCGCGGGTTCGATCGTGCATGGGTGGCCTCACGAAGCGGAGAGGTGGGGGATCACGGCCAAGCGGCGGCCCTCGAAGATGAAGTCGTTCAAGGCATAGCGCAGCGCGTCGATGATGTCTTTGCCGGGATGGCGCGGGTGGTAGTCCCACTCTTGGAGCGCCTTGATCAAGTGCTTGCATGAGTCGTGAACCATAAACTGTCCGCGGCGCAGGATGCGCTGGTTGACGTACTTGACACCGAGGTTGACCGAGCCTTGCGCGCGGCCCTCGCCGACCTTGACTTGCTGGAACTCGTTGCGCTTGGTGATCATTCGGCCCGATCCGGGCTTCTTGCGGTCCATCGCTTTGCGGATCGCGGCGATCAAGTCGCGGTTGCCCTTCGACCTCCACGCGCTGTCGGTCGTGGTCTTATCACCCCAGGCACTGTCAACGGATCCCCAATCGAGGCCGTAGCGGGCGAGCATGCTGATGATGCCCTCGGCGTCGGCGTCGATCGTGATGTCGCTGCCGCCAACGTACTCGGCCGCGACGTAGACCTGCTCGCCACCACCCTCGGACTGCGGGATGCGGCGCACGAAGGCGAGGATCGCGGCCTCCTTGCCGGCGATCTCGCCGTGGTCTACGCCGATGCAGACAGACCAATGCTCGCCGGGCTTGGTCTCGATTGCGCCGACGACGTGCTCCTGGATGGCGAAGGTGCTGAACACCTGCCCCTGGGTGCGGGGGTTCCATTCGCCGTGGACGGTGATGGGGTTCTCGTAGGGGTCGCCTTCGTCTTCGAGCCGCTTGATGAAAGCAGCGTTGAGCACGGTGCCGTCGTCGAGTTGTAGGGGTTCGGTGGAGCCGACCGGGATGAACGATGCGGGGGTGAGCGGTTCCCAGATGTCCTTGATAACGGGCGGGTTGCGCTCGGTGAGTTCTTGCAGCCAGTCCATCGGGCCCGCGTTGATCGGGGTGAGGCTCATCAGCATCACGCCGTTTCGTCGCATGAGGCGTTTGTTGGCCTCGTGGAAAACGCGCTGTGGCGGGGGCTCGTCGAAGAGGACGACGTCAAGGGTGGCGCCCGCGAAGGCGATCGGGTCTTGGCCCGTGGTCATAAACTTGACGCGCGACCCGTTCTTGAAGACGGCTTCGCGGGCTTCGTTGCGGAAGCCGGCGCCGGGGTCGAAGCGGTCAAGGTTGTCGAGGACGCCGTCGGGTAGCAGATCGACAAACTTCTGTTGGATCGGGATCGACTGGTCTACGCGGGCGCAGACGACCCAGGCGCGGATCGGGGGCTTGCGCGTGGCAAGGTGGGGATGGGTGCCGAGGCAGCGGCCGATCAGCTCGTAGAGCGCGACGGTCGTTTTGCCGCTGTGCTGGTTGCCGGCCCGGATCAGCTTGCGGCGGGAGGGGTCGCGGAGGAAGCGGTCTTGCCGCGGGAGCCAGCGGTAGTATCCGCCGGGGTCGCGCTTGACCTTGGCCTGTAGGCGCTCGACTGCGGCGACGGCCCCGTGGGTGGCTGCGAGCAGGGTGGCCCGGTCGAAGGGTGCGGCTGGGGTGGAGTCGGGGGCGGTCATGGGGCGCCGTCCAACGGCGTGATCGGGGAGCCGTCGGCGTAGGCCGTGGGCAGGTAGAGGCGGGCCCCCAACTGCCGGAAGGCTTCAACGGCGAGGTGGCGCGGGAGGCTGGCGAGTGGATCGACGGCTGCGGCGATGAGCACGCTGTCAGGCGTGGCGTCGTCGGCGGCTGCGGCTTCGGCGGTCAGGGCTGACCGCTCTTCGGCTTCGGCGCGCTCAAGGTCGAGCATGAGTCGCTGGTACGCGACCCATGACCCCTTGGCGAGCGCGAGGCCGACGGCCCGGCGGATCTGCGCGGACTTCGGCTGCCGGGCCCAGTGGTCTGCATCGGCCGCAAGCTCGGCCTCGGCGCGCAGGGTGGCGGCGGCCTTGAGAGCGGCGACGGCTGGGCCATAGTCCGCGGATGCGCGGGCTTCGTCGGCAAGCTCTTCAAGCTGGACGTGGTGGGCGATAGTCAGCCTTGATCCCGGAGCATTTTTGGTGCGGGTGAGAGGTTGGCTTGATCCTGGTTTTTTTCAGGGGGTCTCAGAGTGGACAGGGAAAGAG